ACCTGAAAAACGGCTCTGGAATGCGGCTTTCAGGGCATTTTTTGCACCTGGTTACCCGGGTTACCTTTTTCCGATGGTCAAGTCCCGTGGAAGCATTTGACCTCCGACCACCCGGCCCGGGGCGAGCTGCCCAGAATGGACCTAGGGCGCGTCTTTTCGCGTCTCGGTGCTGGCATGCCGGTGGCGGCGCGCAATGCGCACAGCGGCGCACCTGGGAGGCGTGCCGGCCGGCCCCGACGATCTGAGTCATAACCGACCCATGAAGCCCTCGGGCGTGGTGTGGGGACAAGCGCGCGCGCCGAGGTGCAGCCGACCCTCGCCGGCTCCGAGTTATCCACAGGCCGGAGTGGCGGGCATGGAAAAGGCCGCCCTGGGGCGGCCTTGGGGGTCCATCGCGGGTTGAGGGCTACGGCGTCGAGGTTGGCAGCTCGTACGGCTCGAAGGCCACCACCTCCTGCCCCAGCCAGTCATTGATCTCGAGGAAACGCGCCTGTAGCGGCGCGAGCTCGTTCTTGACGAACACCTTGGCAGCGTCCGCGATTGAGCCGAACCCGCCGGCGTTCTTCGGCACGATGCCCAGCAGCTGCGGCGGCACCCGGTGCGCGGCAAGCACGTCGTCACGGGTGGCGTCCTTGATGCCGAGGAACTCGTCCTTGGCAGCCACCTCGCTGATTGGGATCAGCTGGATCCCGTCTTTCTTGCCGTTGGGCGAGTAGAGGAACAGGTTGCGAAAGTTGCCTGGCCCCTTGCTGGCCTTCAGAGCGTCGCGCATCTTGTTGATGTCGTCGATGTCCTGGGCCGCATCGCTCACGTAGAGGATGTACCCGGCATGGCTGCCGTTGATGTAGTACTTTCGGCGAAACAGCGTCGAGGCCTCATTCAGCAGCGCCGACTGGATCGCGCCAATGTATTCGGGCAGGCCGTAGATCTCCTGATGCACATCCGGCTCGATCAGGTGAAAGATCGACCCGGTCTTGAACTCTTGCTCCTGGCGCACGCCTTAAACCCACCAATAGCTGCCGTCCTTCAGGCCGCGGCGCACGTATTTGGCCAGGGCGTGCTGCAGGGACATGACGCGTCCGCCGATGCTGTCTCGGCGCTCCAGGTAGCCATTGCCGAAGATCAGGTAATCCAGGGCGATCCGGCTGAATTCCGCGCGGTTGAGTAGCTTGTTCGGCTTGAACGTGCCGACGAGGATGTTCCGCTTCACGTAGATGCAGCTGCTGTGGTGCGCGCTGCAGCGGAACGTCTTGGCCAGGCCGTCGAACGAAATCGGCGTCTCGTAGTACCGCCCGTTATCCAGGCACTGGATGTAGTCGAGCAGTTCGCGCCGATCGAGCACAGGCGCCGGATCCCCGAAGGTGAACGCCTCCATCTTGCCTGCGGGCGCAGCAACGGTTTCCGGTTCGGTAGTCATCACAAGATCTCCAGGATGTTGGACCGCTCTTCGCTGCGGCCTTCGATGGGTTCATGGGCCAGGGCGTGCAACAACGCCCAGGCAAGGTCCGCGTGGCCGACGTCGTCGCCGCGGCCCGAGGTGTAAGTGGCATGCCGACCGCTGTCGGTCATGGTCTTGCGGATCGTGATCAGCGCGTGCGCCAGGTCGGTCCAGCTCGCGTCGAATTCGAGGCGTCCGTTGCTGATGACGTCCTTCGCCTTGAGCACCATTTCCGTCTTGATCTGCAGCGAGTAGCTGATGGCCTCAACCGCAGGAAAGAATTGCTTCACCAGCTGATAGACGCCCGCGCCGACGCTGCCGGTATCGATGCCGATGTACGTCACGCTGTAGCGGGAGCACAGCATGCGGATGTGCTTGGCCTGTTCGGCGAAGTCCATGCCGCGCCACTGCTTTTTCTCCAGGACGCGGAACTTACCGCCGCGGATACGAACCGCGCAAACCGCGGATCCGCGACACGAAGGGACGCATCCGCAGAACGATGTTCTGCCAAGCTGCGGACCGCCAAGTTTCTTCGCGCCAAGTCGGATCCGGACAGCGCCGCAGTGGAATTCATCGGCCGCGTGGCCCGCATCGCCCGTGTGCATCAGGAGGGTGGCGAGGATCGCGTGTCGAAGAAAGGGCCGCGCGTGCGCTACCCGAAGCGTGAACTGGTGGGTTTCTCGGCCGCAGACACGCGGCTCGTGCGGGATCTTCTGATCCAGCATCTGGCGCCGTAGGAAAACTCTTACCGCATTGCTGCGGCATTCCCTGATCGCAATTTGCCGCCGGCCTCGGCAATCTATGTCCATCGGCAACGCGATGCGCCACCAGGCCATCCAGCAGCGCGGGCCACTTCGGGGGCGGAGTGGCTGCCGAGCTTGCATATAAAGTGTGAAATATTACCTATGAGGCTGCCCGACTTAGTGATCGCATTGGACAAGTTTGCGTACTATTATCGTGCGTGAATGCCGCCGTAATTTGGCGCGTTTGCACGTCACTGATCTCAAGGAGCAGGCTCATGAAAAAAATGCTTTTGACGATGTTCGCGTTAACGATGATCGCGGGTGTGACTTACGCTGCGAATTCAGCCAGGACAACGGACTTCAAATTTTCGGCGACCCGAGTCGAGGCACAGGGCGATAGCGGAAATATGACCGCGTATGAAGCCACTATCCCGTTGCAAGCGGGTGGATCCATTAGCGCAAAGAGCGCGAGATTCACCGTCGATAATGGTCAGGTGAGATCTGTAGCATTGCCTGATGGATCCAGTTACGAAGTCGGCGGAGTTACCAGCAAGGTGTCTGGGGATGCGGTGTTTTTCCCGGATCTCCAGATTATCAAGGCGAAAAAGATTTTCACCTTGGATGGCCCCACCTACTCCTGCTCCGCCGGAACCCTCTACATCAATGGGACTTCAAGTGGCGGGGGTTCCACGTGTGTAAATAACAGGAGGGGGGCTGGCTCGAATACGTATTCGTGCGGGGGCAGCGGCGGAAATACAGTTCAGGTGATGTTGAGCCCATATAGCTGCATGAGCGCGTGACCTCCACGTACATCGGTTGAAAAAAGGGGGCGATTCGATCGCCCCCTTTTTTGTCATTTTAAGCTCTTGATTTCACCCTATCGCCAGCTGCTGTAGAGCAGCTCGCGTGCTTCCTTGGCCCGGTCGCCGCCGCCCACGGTATAGCTGGTTCGCATTGGCGTGGCGCGCATCGCGCCGTACACGCCGTGCATGTCCGGATGATCGTTGATGGTGAGCAGCGCCTTGCCCTGCATCGTGGCCATCGCCTCTGCCAGCTGCTGGTGCTCCTGCAGGCCGAACGCGCCGCCATAGCCCATGGTCTGCCAGTAGGGGGGATCGAGGAAGAACAGCGTCTCCGGCTTGTCATACCGGCGCATCACGTCCTGCCACGGCAGGTTCTCGATCGTGACGCGCGACAGCCGCAGGTGCGCCATGCTGAGATCCTCTTCCAGCCGCACCAGGTTGATTCTGGGCGCGGTGGTGGCCGACGTGCCGAAGTTCTGACCCACGACCTTTCCGCCGAACGCCAGGCGTTGCAGGTAGAAGAACCGCGCCGCACGCTGGATGTCCGTCAACGTGTCGGTGTGCTGCAGCTGCGCCCAGCGGAACATCTCGCGGCTCACCAGCGCCCACTTGAACTGCCTGCAGAGTTCTTCCAGGTGGTGCTGCACACATCGGTACAGGCGCACCAGCTCGCCGTGGGTGTCATTGATCACTTCCACCGGCGCGGGATCTCGCATGAACAGGATCGCCGCGCCACCTGCAAACGGCTCCACGTATGTGCGGTGCGGGGTGCCGTGAATGATGGGGAGGATGTGCTTGGCCAGCCGGCGCTTGCCGCCCGGCCAGGGGAATAGCGGTTTTTGCATGGGGTTGTCCAGTCTTGTCCAATTGGGGTACGCCCAGATAGGCTCCGCATGCTGCGTCGACGCGGCGGGGAGGTCCGAGGGCGGGCTGGCAAGCTGGTCTTGCGTGTTCGTCGGTCGTCGGGTGCTACAACACCAGGCGGCCGCCTTCCTTTCACTTTCGCCGCCGCACCGCGCGCGCGTGATCCATCCGGGTATGTAAGCGCCGGCGGCAACATGTGTTGCCGGCTGGCGAGCGGCAAGGCGTGGGCCGGACGATGCCCCATGCCTGGCACCTTCACCGCCGTCGATCTGTCCCGCCTGCCGTTTCCGGCGGTGGTTGAGCCGCTGGACTTCGAGTCCATCTTCGCCGCCATGCTCGCGGATCTGCGCGCGCGCGCGCCGGCGTTCACTGCCCTGGTCGAATCGGATCCGGCCTACGGATCCGGCCTACAAGGTGCTGGAAGTCGCGGCCTACCGTGAGCTGATCCTCAGGCAGCGTGTCAATGATGCCGCCAAAGCGGTGACCCTGGCGTATGCCGTCGGCAGCGACCTGGACCACATTGCCGCGCGCTACAACGTGGCGCGCCTGGTGATCGATCCGGGCGATGTGAACGCGGTGCCGCCGCGCGATCCGATCTTTGAATCGGACGCGGATCTGCGCCGTCGGGTACAGCTGGCCTTCGAAGGATTCAGTACGGCCGGACCTGCAGGCGCGTACATCTTCCATTCGCTCGGTGCAGACGGCGACGTGCTGGATGCCAGTGTCGACAGCCCGACACCTGGCGTCGTCGTCGTGTCGATCCTGTCCCGCAGCGGTGACGGAACCGCACTCGCGCCATTGTTGGCTGCCGTCGATGCGGCGCTGAGCGCGGAAGACGTGCGCCCCCTGACTGACCAGGTGTTCGTGATCAGCGCGGTCATTGTGCCGTTCGATATCACCGCGGCGCTGACGTTGTACCCGGGTCCAGACGCGGAGGTGGTCCTTGCCGATGCCAATGCACGCCTGACCGACTACCTGGAGCGCAACCAGCGGCTGGGCCGCGACGTCACCAGGGCCGGAATCATCGGCGCACTGGTGACAGAAGGCGTCATGAACGTGGCCCTCTCAAGCCCCGTCGCCGACATCGTCATTACACCCGCGCAAGCCGCGCGCTGCATCTCTCGTGACATCACCGTGGTGGGTACCGATGAATAGCCTCAGCCTTCCGACGCTTTTCCTTTTCCTGCTGTTCTGCGCGGTCAATGCCGCTGATGCCGTAACGACGGTGGCCGGCCTTCGGCGCGGGGCCGTTGAGCGGAACAAGATCTATGGCAAGCATCCATCGGCCAAGAAGGTCTGGCTGGTGAAAGCGGCGCTATGCGCGGCAGCCGGCATGGCGCTGTTGCCGAATCGGCCTGGCAGCGCGTTGGAGACCATCGGTCTGCTTGCCGTCTCCGCGGGGCTCGCATTTATCGCCTGGCGCAATCACAAGATCGAGCGTCAATGACCGCCGATCTGCTGCCGCCGAACGCCTCGCCGGAAGAGCGCGGCCTTGCACTATCGATTGCCCGCCTGGGCGATGTGCCCGTGCGTGTGCGCGAGATGTGGGACCCAGCAACGTGCCCGGCCTCCCATCTGCCCTGGCTCGCCTGGGCTTTCAGCGTCGACGAATGGGACAGCGCGTGGACGGACACCCAGAAGCGTGCCGTGATCGAAGCCAGCTACAACGTGCACCTGCACAAGGGAACCGTGGGTGCCGTGCGTTCGGCCCTGGCGGCGCTCGGCTACGACACCGAGATGAGCGAGTGGTTCCAGTGGTCGCCGGAGGGTGAGCCGTACACCTTCGGCGTGATGGGCGAGCTGGACGATCGTGGCTTGTCGGTGTCGATGTTTGATGAGATCGAACGCACGGCTCTTGCTACCAAGAACGTGCGATCGCATCTCGCCTGGATCCGCCTGCGCGCCACCGTGCGCGGCGCGTTTTATGTGGGTGGCACAACGCTCAGCGCGGAAACGGTGGAAGTCCAGCCGTATTCACTGACG